CCCGCCGAAGTGCTGGGCCTGGTCGCCCGGGCCCTGCGCGACAAACGCGCCGCTCGTCAGCGGATAGGTCTCCAACCTGGTGGCCGTCACCACGGTGTGCGGTATCTGTTTCTCCACCGTGCCTGTCTGGGTGAACGGGGGGCTGCCCCCGTCTGTGACCACCAGCAGGTTGCCGTCCTTATCGAGGTTGGTTTGCGTGGTCGAAAAACTCTGCTGTATGTTGACATGCGGTATAGTCGTCACAGGTGGGTCGGGTGCCGTGGCGGAGGCCACGCCATATGTCACACTGACCGTCGCATCGTCGGGCCCCGTGAGGGATACTTGCCTTGACAAGACCGTGAGGGTGATGTCACCGGGATGTGTGTCACCCAACTGAGGCACGCCCGGGTCGGCCAGTATGGACAACACCTTGGACGGGGCTGAAATAGCAGCAAAGCCACTCACCTGGAAGGTCCGTATAGGCTGTATGCCGTTCGAGTCGTGACTGGCCGAAGCGTCGAGTATGTCTGCTATGATCGTTAGTGCCATATTGGTATCATCCTAATACAGTAACGAACCCTGTCGTGGATATCCCTGCCAGTTGATCGGCGAGGCTTTTCGGTAGTTTGTTCAGTAAAATGGAATTTGTTTTCTTCGTCTCTTTCAATTGCCTCTCGTTGAGGGTCTGCTTCTGTTCCCTTACAGCTGCCAAGCCGGTGAGGGAGAGGTTGCCTACGTCCACCCGCTGAAACTGTTGTGGTTTGATTACGACATCTTTCGGTTTCGTGCGTTTTGCCGCCGCCTGCTTGTTTGTTCGTTCAATGATTTTGGCCGCCTTTTTCGCCGCAATTTGCAATTGTTTCAGCTTCTCCTGTTCTTTTTTCAATTGTTCTTTTTGTGCCGCATCTCTTAGTTTCCTTTCAAGCTCTAGTTGTTGTTTCACCTGCTGTTTTTTCAGCTTTCTCGTCTTTTCCGCGGCTTTCCTTTGCGCGGCTTCCTGTTCTTTCCTGACATTCTCAAGCAGTTTATTCCGTGTTTTTTTATCGCCGCCGAAAAACAAATCACCCGTGTTGGTGCCGATGTCCTTCAGGTCGTTGATTGCGTTCTTCTGGAACTCGTTCGATGCCTGGATATTTGCGGAAGACAGGACATCAAGGTCCGCCTGGAACACGCGTAGCTTTTTGCCGACACCCTCGAAACCAAGCTTTTCGGATAGGAAAGCACCGAGCCGTATTATCTTTTCGAGCCCTTTCGACACCAGTCCAATCAGGCCCGTGAAGATTGTACGTCCGAGGTTTACCACGAATTTGATGGAATCAGCCACAATGTTGAAAGCGTCTTTCAACATACTCAACTGTGTCGCCCAGTCGACCACAAGCTTTATCACGCCCTGGATGTTTCCCGCAGAGTCTATTGTGTTTTTTATCGCACCCGGCTGCTCTAGGAACAGGTCCAACACGGCAGACAATGCGGGGGCGAGTTTCGCCGTCAGCTTATCCGCGACACCTTCAAATATCCCTTTCGTCTCCGCTATACTGTCGTTCAGGTTCTCGATCGCCGACGCGTCTGTGGCGTCGAGCAGGATGCACATGTCGGCCAGCCTGCTTTTGACACTATCGAGGGATGTAGATGTGTCGTCGAGCAGGTTGAGTAACCGCGTGTCTCCGAACAGCATCTTGGTGATGTTGATTTTGTCGGATTGGTTCTGCAGCCCCTGTATGGCAGTCGCAACCGCCTGCAACTGTTGCGTGGGGGACAGCGCGGCAATCTCCCTGAAATCCACACCCAGCGCTTGGAACACCTTGGTTGCCCGGCTTTTCCCCTGCGCGGCGTCGCCCAATTTGACCGCAAGGTTCTCAAGGCCTTTGGTCAGTACTCCAACGTCGGAACCAGACAGTTGCGCGGCCAATCCCAGCGACTGTACATCTCCGGCTGTGGCGTTGATCCGACTGGCTATCTTCGCCGCCTTGTCCACCCGGTCTAACGAGTCTTCTACGACACCGACTGCCCCCTTCAACGCCTTGAACGCAGCCGTCACACCTGTAGCTATGCCTGCAACAGCACCGAGGGAGAGGCCCGCACCCTTTGTTGCACCTTTCATCTTCTGGAAGCTGTTGCGAAGTCCCTTTACACTTTTCTGCGACTTCTTCATCCCAGACTGGAACCTGGACGTGTTAGCCTTTAGATTCAGAGCTAAACTAGCTACGGCTGCCATCTATCCGTCCTTCTTATATTGCTCCGCCAGTTGCGCCCAAGATTCGTACTGTTTTCGCTGCGGCGGGTCCGGGATGAAATCCAGCAGGAAATCCCCCATCTTCGTTTGGGCACCGAAAACGGTGGCGATCAAATGACACAGCATCGCAAGCCGGATGTCTTGTCTCTCTTCACCACTGGGGTCCACACTTTCAAAAGCCAGTAATTGCGTGTACTGTCTCGAATCCACCTGCCGCGCCAACTGCCACGGTGTCATGCCCCTAGCGCGAGCGACACGATGCCACGTCATCAGCGACAGGTTCGCCGCGAGATTTTTTTTTCCTGTTCAACACTATCTTCGCCAATGCCGTTGACGGCCATGGCCTGTTCGAACAGCCTGTTGATGACCCTGCTCGATTTCGCCGCCAATAATTTGAAATCGTCGTCCGCGAAAATCCGGCCGCCTTCTTCGTCACAAATACACGTACACAATAGTTTTTCCCGTATAAAACTCATGTCATCCGTGTTGACCAATGATTCAAAAACCATCCTTTCATCCCCGCGCATCACACGCAGGTAGACGTGCCCTCCCCATTCGGGCACACTGACCTTGACCGGCTTCGTGTCGTTGACAGCCAATATCTTGTTTTTGTCCAGCATTCACCATATTCCTTGTGTGTGCGTATAGGCTAACTCCACGTCGGGACGGCGGGTGTGAGCGTGTCATCCCTCGTAAGCTCGAACGTCATATTGCCCGTAAGGATGCCGTCGCTCACCTGTAGTGACAGTTCCGCCGGTATCGCAGGTGACGTGAGTATATCACCGCTCGCCAGGGTGAGCACTATCAGCGAAGTACCGGCGTCGATGACGTCGATAGTCTGCTGTTTCAGCTTCAAAGCTTCTACGACGTATTCGCACGTGATTTTACCCGGGGTGACGGACCCCTCCGGGAAAGAGTCTTTGAACGTCCCGACCGCCAGTGTCGCCACCTGGTTGATCGCCCTTTCGCCTGCGTCGTATTCGACAGACAAGAGGGTAGGGTTGAAGTTGACGCCGGTCGAGTCGAAAACCAACGTTGCGCCGGCGGGTGCGATGGGTATAGTTGTCATCGTGTTTGATCTCCTAAGTAATTCAAGCGGCCGAAGTGAACGTCAGCCCGCTGACCACCTGTATGTCCACTTTCCCCTTGATCGCGTCTCAGTCGGCGATCGGGGCGGACCAGTTGGTCGCAACACCCGAAAACGAGATGGACGCGTCCACCGTGGTGCCCGATCCCACCCACGTGAGTGTAATGGTCTCCTCCGCCGGCGTTACCGCGCCGGCGATGTCGGCCAGCTTCGGGATGGTGGTATCCAGGGTGACCTGTGACGTTGGGTCCGGGTTCAATACGAATTCCAGGGACATCTTCGGGTTGTCGGACTTGCCAGTCTTCACCTTGCTGGTATAACCGGGGGCCCCGACGGGTTTGATCTCCGAAATGCTGTTGGAGATACCGTCCAACACGGACGACGCGTCTGTCAGGGTCGCGCCGAACGCAGTCGTGCCGAAAGAGATAGTGATATCTGTTGCAAGTAGGTTTGTTGTTGCCATTTGTACGTTCCTTTAGATTGAGATTGTAAATCGAAACGCCGTTACTACCCCATAATACGACTCCTGTGACCCGTCCGCACGCGGTACTACGTTGTCGTTGCTGGAAATAAGTTCCACGTCGTGTATGGTGGTGGATTGTGTCGTCCCGCGATATTTATTCAGCAGGTTGACCAACGCCACCTCTACGTCGTGCGCTGTGATGTACGATTCCGCCCACGCGGTGAACTCATAACTGACAGTAGAAAGGGACAGGGGCGTACTGAGCCCGGTGGGGTCCACACGTAATATCTGTGAATAGACGACGAGCGGGTAGGTTGCCCCCTCCGGTGCGATCTGAGGATATACACGGTTGCCGACCAACCCTGACACGGCGGGGTCGGACAGTATGAGTGTGCGTATGTCGCCGGCTGTACTCACTTCTTCAGCCTCCGCTGTAGTTCCTTCTCGATCTTTGCAGCTATGATTTTGGGGACGTTGTCCCTATCGGGGTTTTTGTCGATCGAGTCCCTGATGAACCTTTTGCCCGCAAACCGTGGGGTTCCATACTCCAATGCCGCAGGGTAATAGTGCTTGTCCCCCTCGGGAATCCCAAGGACGGACCTTTCTGGCAGTTTCACACCTATCCTGATTTTGTTGCCCTTGGATTGGGCGCGGATTTTCGTGGCGCGGAATGCGGCAAGTGTCCTGCCGGTACGCTTTTTCACACGTTGACGCAACAGTTGCACCATCAGCTTTTTAGACGATTTCGCCAGGTCGCGTAGCCCCTGTCTCACCACCTTCTTGGCACCTGTTGTGCCAAGTTGGTCCAACGCTTTAAGGAGCCTTTTTTCTCCCGTCAAATCTGCATCCAGTGTCGCCATATCACTGTATCCTCTGTACGTCTAATATTAATGCAGACTTATCGGTCGTGGCGGTGACAGACAAGATGTTATATGTGTTGTCCCCGTCCAAGACACGCCAACCAGGCATCACGTCATCGCGGTACCTGATAGTGACGCGGTTCGTCTGCAGCGTCTGGTTCGAATCCCGCAATATCCTCTCTTTCTGTGATAAGCCTGTGACGCTCGCCCACACCACATCTATGTCAGACCATGTAACGGTGGATTCCCCTTCTGCCGATAATAGGGCTGTGTTGGATTGCAGTGTGACCTGTTGGTTGAGCCTGCCTGCCGGTATCATCAGTTTAGCTCGTTAAGCACAGAATGCATCCG